AAGCAATATAAAAAAGAAAAGTATGATGAAGCTATGAAACAGAAAGAAGGCGTATCTGGCCCAGTTACAGGCGCAAAAATGAGAGTATTGTCGATGATATTTGATGCTTGCGACATTAAGCAATCAGAATATTGCCATGGATATGAAAGAGGTGTTTATTATTCGTGTTTTTATGAAAATACAAAAGAATTTCTCTGTAGAAAAATTACAGAGAATAAATTAGTTATGAAACCACTATTTAAAGATGGGGTAAAAGCTATTTTGGAATGGTGGCGACCAAAAGCTATACAAAGATATAAAAAATTGAAAGCAGAAGGAAGATTGAATCCGAACAAACTGTTTTATAATGAAATGGATAGAAATATAGTTTATCCTTCCATGACGGATAAAGAGGCATATAATGAAGTAAAGAAAAAATTCTTCATTGATGTAGGCCGATAATAATAAACCCTATGGGAAGAACATACAGAAAAAATGACAGGTGGAAGAAGGACCGAAGGGACCAAAACTTCAAGAAAAGTAAAAAATTCAAAAAATTTAAAAATGGTAAATTTAAACCATCTAAATTAAATCTGCCAAAAGTAGAAAATGAACTAACCGATACAGATGATTCTATTGATTCTTAAAATTTTAATTTGGATATTACTTTGCGGAATAATATATTATCTACTGTTGCGTATCCAAAAACTAAAAATACGTTTGGATGCGTTCACATATGCTACATTGATATCCAATGGAAAAGATTTGAAAAGTATTTGTGACAAATGTAAAAAATATGGATTAACTAGAGATGAAATAGAATCAGTTGTTAGTGTATATAACTTACATACCAATATAAATTCTTTACATAAGAGTCAAAAAGTGTTAGTGTCATCTATTAAAGAGTTATACAGAGTATTAAGAAGGTATGATAAAAATTTCAGACGACAAATCAAAATCGACATTGGTAAAGAAACGAGGACGGAAGAAACTTGAAAACCCGACAATAAAAGGAATAGGGTTGTTTGACCATGTTAAACATATTCGTTCTATTCAAAACTCCGATTACTTTAAAAGTTTGACTGAATTAGACGTGAAATCGTTTAATCATTTTATGATACTTAAAGCATTAAGTATGAATCCCGCTCTTTTAGAAGATATTTCTACTTTATTCAGATATTTTGATAAAATACCATCACCACAATTTTATCAACTTCTTATCGGTTTAATTCCTCCAGATAAAAGATTTTATCCTTGGGTTAAAGCTAAAAAAGTTCCGTTCAATGTAAAATTGATTGAATTGATATCAATGTATTTTGAAATTTCTCAAAAAGAAGCTGCAGAATACGCAACGTTGTTATTCTCAACTGATAAAGGTAAAAAAGAATTGGAAAACCTTTGTAGAGCTTATGGATTGACGGATAAGGAAGTTGAAGAAATTATGAAAGGATATGATGATGAATAAAAGTATTATAACTAAGAAAATAATAACAGATTCTAAACCAAGTTTTGTAATTAAAGATTCGGGTAATAGGCAAAAATATATTACTGGTGCTCAAAGAGATACGCAAGAAGGAAAAGGTAGATTTGACCTTCTTCCTGTTCATGCTATAACTAGGCTTGCCCAACATTTTGAAAATGGTGCAAAAAAATATGATGCAGATAATTGGAGAAGAGGAATACCTCTTAATCGTTATTTAGATTCTGCTCTTAGACATTTGTTTGAATTTGCTGATGGCGAAAAGGATGAAGACCATGCTATTGCTGCTGCGTGGAATATTCTTTGTCTTGTAGAAACGGAATATATGATTAAAAAAGGTATTCTCCCAAAAGAATTGAATACTCTTAGAAAATTACCAAAAGAAAATTAAATCATGTCTGTTGAAGTTTCTTTTTTTGATATCAAAGTAAAACCTAATTCTCCTGTATATTTGGTGGAATGTGATTCACCAGAACAAAACAAGATTTTCAGAAATACCATTGATAATTTTCACAGTTATGTAAAATATACCGATTCTCCTACACGAAATCTTAGATGGTTAGTCTATGAAACAGAGTCAGGCAATCAAATAGGCGCAATTGGGCTATCTTCTGCTACTATTGCTGTATCAATCAGAGATAAATTTATAGGTTGGGATAATAAAACCAAAATAAAAAACTTATGTAACTTAGCAAATAATTCACGATTTTGTTTAGCTCAACCTAGGATTTCCATAAAGAATGCTGCATCTTCAACTCTTAAACAATTGAGGATTGAGGGAGCTAAACGGTGGAAAGAAAAATATGGAGATGAACTTATTTTATTAGAAACTTTTGTTCAACCTGAAAGAGATGAAGAATATCAAGGAAACAAAACTCGTCGTGGTTCATGTTATCGTGCTGATAATTGGATGGAGTTAGGTCTTACCAGTGGAAGTTCTTTCAAAAAATGTCCATTATTACTATGGCAAAAGGAAACTGGAGAAAGAGGAAGAATTGCAAGAGAGAATCCTAAACTTGCTATGGAAACGTATGGAAATTATGGTGGTAAACAATATATTGTAACTCAATCTAAGCAAAAACTAATGTTTATAAAACCCCTAGTTAAAAATTGGAAAAAAAGACTAACCCAATAGAAGATTATCGTGAAAGTGTAGAAATTATCTGATTGTTGAGATAAAATTGTATTCTATTGTCATTAGTTTTGGATAATAATGTATAAGCAAAATTTTGTGACCTACATGCAAAAGCAGTATAATGCCGTTTACATTGGTTGTATCTATCTTGTTTTGCTTGTGGTGGTTCACAGGCACACATACGGACTAATATATCCATACATGTAACTAGATTTTGAGATTCAGGACACATTCCTGCTAATCCATTTCTTATTAGGAAATTATATAAATCATTGGGACCGTTTATATTCATGTTGAAAATTTAATTAATCCATTAATAATTCCGTATGTTATAAGTGATAAAATACATACTGTAGGGATTAATACCAAAATGTAGAAATCTAACAAGGTAATAGAGATTATTGAGCATAATATTATTGATAACCATACTGATAAGCATAATGGACATGATAACATTTTAGTAATGAAATTATGATATTTTATGTCAAGAAAATGTGGATAATCAATCATTAATGAATTTTCTTCACGCTTCATTGAGTAAAACTCATTTACTTTTAACAATTTTGATAAACCTAGCAATGAACCCCATTCAATTATTGCATCGGATTTTAGCCATACTAACATTATGAGTGTTATTAGATTTACTAAGTAAAATAATTCCATTGTATCAATAAATAGATTATGTGCAATTAAAAAAACTTGTAACGTGAAAAGTTTGTGTTAAAATTATAATTTAAAATATGAATCAACGTTCTCCGAAAGACAAAATAAGGGATTTAATATCAGATTTAAAAAAAGATGCATCTATACCTCAATTTTGTTATAATATAAATAGCAAAAATGATTCTGTGTATTATGGTGGCCCATTATATGATGACGAAGAATTGACAGAAGCTATATACACATTATTATTTGGAAAGTGGTTAGTATCAGGTGAAAATGTGAACAAATTTGAGAAAGAGTTTTCTGTTTATATAAATTTAAAATATTCTCTCATGGTAAATTCTGGAAGTTCTGCTAACTTACTTATTGTTTTAACTCTTAAAAAATATCTCGGATGGAAAGACAATGATGAAATAATAGTATCATCTGTTGGATTTCCTACTACTGTAAATCCAATTATTCAATCTAATTTAAAACCTGTCTTTTGTGATATAGAATTAGATACATTGAATTTTGACATAAATGAGATAAAGAAAAAAATAAACAAAAAAACAAAGGCTATCATAGTCTCCCCTGTATTGGGAAATCCACCCAATATGACAGAATTGAAATCTTTGTGTAAAAATCATGATATCATAATGATAATGGATGGGTGTGACTCTTTGGGAAGTAAGTGGGATGATAAACATTTGGCTGAGTATGGTATAATGTCCAGTTGTTCTTTTTATCCAGCACACCATATCACGACAGGAGAAGGAGGTATGATATCAACCAATAATGAAGAGTTGATTAATTTATCAAGAAGTTTAGCTTGGTGGGGAAGAGGATGTCATTGTGTTGGTCCTGCTAATTTATTAAAAAATGGAAGTTGTGGAAGTAGATTTTCAAATTGGATACCAGAATTAGACTTTATAACAGACCATAGATATTTTTATCCCAATATAGGATACAATCTAAAACCATTAGATTTACAGGGTGCAATTGGATTAGCTCAATTGAAAAAACTAAATTATATACACTCCAAAAGAACAGAATATAAGAATAGAATTCAAAAAATTTTATCAAGGGTAAAAAAATTATCATTTCCAAAGCAATATAATAATGCATATGTATCTTGGTTTGGAGTTCCAATAATTTGTGAATCGTCAGGTGTAAAAGAAAGATTTGTGAAGTATTTGGAATCTAATAGAATACAGACTAGAAATTATTTTGCAGGTAATTTACTTTTGCATCCTGCATATAAGCATTTAGATAACTGGAAATTGTATCCGAATGCTAATATGGTATTGGAAAAAATATTTTTCATAGGATGTTCTCCAACTATGACAGACAAAAATATAGATTACATTGAAGAAGTAATATCAAAATATGAATAAAATAGATTTATTTGGTGGAACAGGTTTTATAGGTTCTCATTTTAAGAAGTTATATGGTGATGATGTGTATGTTCATCCAAGAAATTCTGCCAAACCAGTTACAGACAACGTGTTATACATGATAAGTACCACCGACAATTATAATGTATATAGCGACTTGATGGTGGATATTGATACAAATTTGACTCACTTATTAAGAGTTTTGGATTATTATAGAGATGATGAATCATTAAGAAAAAATTCTATTTTTAATTTTGTAAGTTCGTGGTTTGTGTATGGAAAAATTTATGATTTACCTGCTAAAGAAACGTCTATTTGTAATCCCAAAGGATTTTATTCCATAACTAAAAAATGCGCAGAAGATTTATTAATATCTTTTTGTGAAACATATGATTTGAAGTACAGAATTTTTAGATTATGTAATGTCTATGGTATAGGTGATAAAGACGTATCGAAAAGAAAAAATGCTTTACAATACTTAATAAATGAAATAAAAAATAATAGACCTATACAATTATATTATGGTGGGAATTTTATCAGGGATTATATGGATGGAGATGATATTTGTAGAGCTATTAATTTGTGTATGAACGTTTCTAATGTCAATCAAATCATAAACATAGGAAGCGGAATACCACAAAATTTTGGAGAAATTATACATTCTGTAGTTAAAGAAACCGGTTCGACCAGTTTAATAACTGCTATAGACCCTTCTGATTTCCACAAGCATGTTCAAGTGAAAGATATGTATTTAGATATTACTAAACTTAAAAATTTGGGATTTATACAACAGGTCAAAATATTTGATGGCATTAAAAAGATTTTAAATTCGTAACAGGGTCATGTTTTGGATAACTACCCCATTTATATTTGAAATACTCAAATCCTTCTACTTCTTTTTTTCTTGTATTTTCTGCTTGTTCAGATGACCTAGTTCCAATACTGACAAAATGGTAAAAATTACAGTTGTAATTTCTATTCAAATTCATTTTACATAAATTACATTTTAAGAAAAAGTCCCAATCAACAACGTTTCCACTAGGATATGTTTCATCCCAACCACCAACTTTTAGATAATTGGTTTTGGACATTAAAAACGGCAATGTTGACCCGCAAGAATCAACTTTATTTTGTCGCATTGTAGATTCCAATCTATAAAAATTATTCAAGTCAAATGTTTTTGCATTTGTTCCAAAATCATATTTTATGAACTGCTTGAACATACTGTCATAAGGCTCTATTTGATTTGGACTTACAACATCGGTTTCCTTGTTGAAATTCTCTAGCAAAATTTTATCCCATTCTTTAGGGAATACGTTATCATCGTTGACAACTAAAATATTTTCAAAAGATGCATTATATACTCCAAAATTGGTTGACTTTGATTGTCCATAATTACTTTCAAATATAATTGGAATTATTTGACTCTCATACTTTTTCAATATAGAATTGTTTATATCCAACGTTCCATCTATAACTACAATTATCTCATTCTTGTAAATTTGGCTGCTTAATGCAGACCTGATGCACAAATCAAGATAAT